CGGATTTTAGTTCTAAGATTTGCCGGATGAAATAAGCCGGCATTTCTTAGCACTAACCGAAAAGAAAGGAAAGTCAGATGAAACTTCTGACTGCACAGGAGATTTCTACTCTAAAAGAATCTCCTTTTATCTCTCGCGGAGGAGTTCAGATAAATCTTTCTGCGGTAGATAGAGCTCGTGAAATACTGGGAGTAAAACTTCCAGTAAAAATCAAGATTGTTGTTGGTGGAAAAAGTCGCCTGGGTTCTCACAGAAGAAACCCGCGTGAAAATTTCCACAGAATAACAGTCGCGAAAGGGCAGAGTTTGATCGAGATGAATAAAACTCTGTGGCATGAACTGCAACACGCAAAAGACTGTGAAATTTGGTATGAAAACTTCAAAGAAGCTAAAGTTTCATACCGCACAGTCGTTTCAGAAAGCAACGCGATTCTTACAGAGAATACGCTTGGCATTTCTGAATGGTTAGTGGAAAAAGTCTAAAAAGGAGAAAAACATGAAGTTTCTTCTTTGGCTGAAAAAGGTTTTCGCAGAGAATGCGGAAATCATTTCACAAGCTAGCTGGAGCTCACAAAACCAGTAAAGTTTGAAGATTTGCCGGAAAAAATGCCGGCATTTCTTGAAACTACTAAGGAGGACGAAATGATCGTTTTCTTTTGTCGCGGTATTTTTGCTGCGGCTTTTGTTCTTTCTCTGATCTATGCAATAACTCTGTAAGGAGAAAGAAAAATGGATCGAGAAACACGCGATCTTTTGCGTTGGACAATAAACGCAAAAAAGAGAGAAAAGCTTGAAAACGATGGTAGAAATGGCCCCAATCTTCAAGGAGAAATTGTTCAAATGGTTTATCCTGGGGATTGGATGCCAGAATGCAAGATTTATCCGGCAGTTTCTCACACAAATAAAAACCGGATATAAAAAAAGGAGGACAAAAGTGGATCTAAATCTCGATCCATCTGTCGCTATCGTAGGAATTCTCACGATAGGTTTTGTTATCGTGGCAGTTTTTACAGCGATTTTCGGTTTTCGCGGCTAAGCTAGTTTGAAGATTTATCTTAGTGAATAAAATCGGTCAGTGAGCCGAATTTGCTAAGATATTTCTTGAGACTAGATAAAAATAAATAGAGTTATTGTGAATTCGGCAGGTCGCGCCTGGTTTTCACAATAACTTTTTTTATCTAGTCCAACGCTGGTTTTTGTGATTTTTCCCAGTTATAGATGAGAATAAAAATCACACTATTTCTCTAGTTTGTATAGAGAAAAAGCGGATATAGCGCGACAAAAATCTGTGTGGTAGCAGATAGGATGTTTCTAGAATATCCCTAGACAAATCGTGCAAGATTACTTACCATAATCTGGAATCGGGGTCATTGAGAAGCCTCGGGCGCTTTTTCTCTATAGAAACTAGCGAAAGGAGGAAAAATAGTGCGTAAGTGCTATTCGAGTTATCCCTAGTTAGTTTTAGGTTATCGGGTGGTTTTTTCCGAAAGGAAAACCGGGATAAAATATCCTTTGGCCTCGCTGGAAATCACCCGATTTCCTAAACCTAATAAGGAGAGAAAAATGGATAAAGAAACACGAGAGTATATAAGACAGGAAATATCGCGTAGAAAGTTTGCTGAGATTCCACGCGATAGTTTGGGAAGAAGAATTGTTCTAAATGCTGGTCCTAATAACTATTCTTCTAATCCTGGAGATTGGATGCCGAGCTCCAAGAAAAACAAGAACAAGTTTTGTTAGATGTTGGCGCAAAGAAAGGTAAGAAACCTTTTATTCTCGAACTTGTTTGAAGTTAGTATCTTAGTGGAAACTATTTCCCCACCATAAGAGATTCGGGGTTATATTCTCGCAAGGAAGAGAATATCTAGAATCCACTAAAAGGAATAAATCTTCCGCTAAGATACTTTCTTGAAACAAACGAGAGGAGAAAAAATGGGACCACTAATTGGTTACATTTCTATCGTTTTTAGTTTTGCTTTTTCGTTTTGGTTGATCCACAAAAGCGGAAAGGAGAAGTAAAAATGAAGCTTGTTTTTGAAGTAGAAATTCAAGCATACGGCGAAGATGAAGAAGAGCAAGAAAATATTCTTTGTCAAATACGAGATACAATCCGCGCAGTAGTTAGTCTTGCGGATCTTTCTATTGGAACTTTTACAACCTCCAGAATTGAGGAGGAAAAGTAATGGCAATTGATCGTGGAATGAAACCTGATCCTTACAAACGTTTTTGTTTGATAATTGATGGTGGATTTACGCCAGAGGAAAAAGCAATTCTAGAGAAGAAAGCAGATATGCTTTTTGAAGATCTAGATATTGCCCAGGCAAATCTTCAAAGTTCAGAAGAGTACAGCACAAAAGTTCCATACGATTTTACAAACGATTCATCAATCGAATGGGATTGGCCCGATGCTCCAATTTTTTAGAAATTAATTGTGGTTATCCAATTGCGCCTGGATGGAATTGGTGTGGACAAAATCCATGCAAAATTATGGAAGCGCTGAACGAATACAACGAAAAAACGCGCTGAATTTTTAGTCGGTTATGTGAAATAAAATAGCCGGCTATGAAATCAGACAAAAACAAGTAAAATCTCTATAATGATAGAGATAAGTTCTAACTGATTTATAAAAACAAATAAACTGATTTTGTTCTTTCTTATCTTAGTTGAAGCGAGAGATAAAAATAGACTGCGTAGGAATTAGGGGCAGCGTTTTTATCTCTCTCTTGAACTAAGAAAGGAGGTGAGTAAAATGTTTGGCCCATTTCTAGTGAATTGGGGACATAAAAAGACATTCTTTGAATCAGAAAAAGAATTCGTGGAATGGTCAATTTCAATTGGACAATCTTTAGATATACAAGATGCCCATTGTCTGCTAAATCAACTAGAAAATCTTGGACAATTGATTACAATAGATCCGAGGGACTAAAATGAAGATTTGGATAGATGATATTCGTCCTGCGCCCGATAATTGGATTTGGGCACAAAATTATGATGAAGCAATTGATTTGATTGCTCGAACGAAAGAGATTGATGAAATCTCTTTTGATCATGATTTGGGATATGATTCGCCTACTGGCTACACAATCATTTGCCAAATTGAAGAGTGTATTGCAATGGGATTTTGGGATGGAAAGATTCCTAAGTTTCATATCCATTCTGATAATCCTGTTGGAAGAGCAAACATTCAGAGAGCAATTGATTCAATAAAGAGATTGATTCTTCGGTCGTAAATGTGAAATAAAATTTGCGGCCGTGGATTCAACTTATGCAGTTTGAAACGAACGGAAAGGAGAAAAGCAATCGACTATGAGAAAAAGAAGTCATATGAATTTCTGCAAAGAATGCAGACGAGCTTTTACATTGAAAGATAACTTAGATTATTGCGAAAGGTGTAGAATCTCTTTGGGGGTTCTTCCTGGCGATAATTTAGATATGTACGAAGATGATGAAATTGAGTTTGCGTTCAAAGAAATGGGCCGGCAATTAATTTATTCTGAAGAATATACTGGCTAATGCAAACTCAAATAGATATTCCAATAACTTCTCTTTGGGTAATAAATAAGAATAATAAAGAATTCATTACTCCCCTGAGAAGCAAAGCAATGAAACAATTTATAAATATTAAAAAGGATAAAAATGACAAAGAGACAGAGAAAAAAGAGAGTAAAACTCATTCGTCATAATAAGTTTGGAAAGAAGAGGGATTCAAATGGAGCTCTCAATCGCAGTTGATGATAAAGGACACATCCATATTATGGATGACGATTATTTTCTGCCAGAATTTGTTGTTAGATACCATAATATAAATATCCCTAATACCGGCAGAAAAAGATGTTTCTTCATTAATCTAAAGTCACAATCTATCAATCTAAACACAGAAGATAGAACTTTTGTGGGAGGAGGTAAGATAGTTGACTACTAATCATTCAGAAATAACTTTGTCCAATCATAATGGGCAACTTTGGATTTCAGTTGAAAGTCTTTTAAAAGTTTTTGATGAATATGCAAAAGACTATGAACCTGAAAGTGTAAGTGCAAGACTTTTTAAGCTTCTTAAAGAATCTTTTGCGGTGTCAGCCGCAACAGCAAAATTTGGGAGGTTTGATGATTAAATATATTGCGCAAATTCTATTAGAGGTAGAACTTACTGCAAGCAAAAAATCAGATGCAGAAATTCAAGCTGGCGAAGTTGCAAAGGGTTTAGCAAAGGTTTGGACATTGCCAACTACTGTAATTAATACTCATATCATTACTGAACCTAGTGATGAAGAGTTTCTAAATAGAATCTTTGAGTATAAAGGTGAACTTTATGAAATGATGGACTAAGTAATTTCCCCCGCATGGCGAAATTGGATTACGCGCCTGACTTAAGATCAGGTTTCCGAAAGGAATTGTAGGTTCGAGTCCTACTGCGGGGATTGTGCAATATGATATGGTCTAATTGCAGGAGGGAAAATGGACGGAACTGATGAGTTTATTTATAAACCAAAAGGTTTATTTAGGTTGATTGCGGATTTGACTTCAGTACAAAAATATGATACACCATGTAATTGCAAAGAAAGAACTAAAGAACTTCATTCTTGCCCATTTGCAGAAGAGATTTACGATGATTTTAGCTTGTCTTGTAATTGTTGTGCTTCTTGTGAACGCGAATGTGCAGATGATATCTAATGGTTAGAGAAAATTCTGATAACAAATATAATCCCTTCATTACTATAGAATTAAAAGAAAGTGAGTGGAATGACATAATTATGTCATTTTGTATTTATGGTGCAAAATGGGCCAGAAAGGAATTGTTGCCGAAATTAAAAGAACAAAATGCTCCAGTACCGAAATGGGCATTAGAAGAATATGATTTAGAATTTTAAAATTTGGATCGCTAGCTCAATTGGCAGAGCAAGGGTCTTTTAAACCCGAGGTTATAGGTTCGATTCCTATGCGATCCATTTTGGCGGGAGTTTGTAGGTTCGAATCCTACTATTTTTTATAGATTCTGGTAGGCTATAAAAGGTACGGGCAGGAAGAATTATATGAATTGGGCTATAATTTTCCATTAGGTGTGCCAACCCGCCAAAATTTTCTAAGAAAGGAAGTTAAAATGACTATTCTTGATGAAGATGGGAATATTGACGATCATAGAAGGCCAGGAGCAAGACTTAAGAATTTTTCCAAAGAAGAGAAGGAAAAATATTGGGTCTTTCGTGAACTTCTGTGGAAAGCAATTGATGAGAAAGATGAAAACTTTTCAATTGTTGAAACCGCCAAAGCCCTAGGGCTTTATAAAACAAAGGAAAAGAAATGAGTCTCATAACCCTCGCATTGTGGGGATTGGTTATGTGGATTGTTATTGCTTTTCTTATTTTCTTGGCATTGTCATGAAATTTTGTGGTTGTAAAAGATGTCGAGAAAACGGTGAAGTAAATCCATACGAACAATTCGAAATTTATCTTGCTCAACAAGAGGATGAAAAACAGAAAGAATTTCAATCTACTCTTGGAAAAATATTTTCTGTACAAGAACTAAGTAGTATGGAAGAAAGATTTGTTCCCCCAACAGTAGATGTAATAGTCAGCAGAATTAATTTCTGGTATGGACTAGGAGGCAATATATGAAGAATACAATTAATCTTAATTCTCCACAAGAATTTAAGAATCAGCTTCGCGAATTGATTCTTCAATCTAGTGTAAAAGGAATTGTTGCAGATAAGATGAAGGATGCGGCAAAAAAGTAAAAACTTGACACCTGCGGGATCGGTGCTACACTACCTTATTCGCGTGGGGAGAACTGCGAAGTATTGTTAAATAAGCGCCGGTGAAATATCCGGCGCTTTACTAACTCTACTCAATCGCACCACAAAAGAAAGGTTGCTATGAAATCTTTTCATATCGCAGCCTATGTATTCAATGCAGATATTATTTGTTGTGACTGCATTGCAGAATGGGCTGAAAAAGAGCTTTCAGAAGAAGGTCTTTCAGAAAATGATATTCAAGAAATTATTGATGAAGGACTAGGCTATGATTCTGGTGTTTTTGGATATCGTAGCGAAATTCTTGTGAGTAAGCTCGCAGAACTTTGGAGAATTAATCTTGAAGATCAGTATTCCTGGGATTCGGACGATTTTCCAAAAGTAGTTTTTGCAGATATGGTTGAAGATACGGAATATTGTGGTATTTGTCATGAGGAAATTCCATGAGCAAAAAAACAGAGCAATTAATTGTTAAATTGGTGACAAAAGCAATGACTGCTGCAATAGATATTGCTTTTGTTTGGCTTGCGGCTTATGTATTCAAACCTGAATTAAATTCAGCAACAATCTGGTTTATAGCTGTTCTTTACGCTGAACTAATGAATGTTGTTGTCAATAATAGAGGGTCAAAAACATGAGCAGAGTAATTCCAATTAAACAGCGGAGTATAATTAGAGCTCAGGGATTAAGAATTGACAAAGTTATTCATCAACGTAGACGCGAGCGTGATTTGCGTCTTAAACATATTAACTATATTAGGAGCAAATAATGCGAGATAGACGCTTTGGCGTTGAAATCGAATTTGATTCAAATGGTATGGGACGAGAAGGCGTTGCAAGAGTTTTGCGGAATGCTTTTGATAGAGAAGGATTCCGCCGATGGAATTTTATGAACAGAATGCATTGGGACGGAAGTGAATTGGAGCTTTGTTCTCCAATTTTGCGTGGTTCTCTTGGCTTTAAGAAATTGAAGCTGGCAATGAATACTCTGGAAGATAATGGTTGTTTTACAACTTCTGATGATGGTTTGCACGTTCATCATGATGCACCAGAATTCACGCATAATATTTCCAACTGTATTAAACTGGTTAAGAGTTGGAAAGCGAATAGTCACCTTATTTATCAGTTTGTAGATGAAGAGAGAACAAGTACAGGTTGGGGAGATGGCGATCATAAATGGAGTGACGAACAGCTTTGGGAAATGGAGCGGTTGCAGGAAATCCCATTTTGGGACAGAAATGATCTGAATTTAAGTTCTTTGCCGAAACACGGTACAATTGAAATTAGACTCCATGAAGGAACTTTGAATTTTGAGGAAGCTGAGTCATGGATTATTTTCGGACAACGGTTTATTGATCGAGTCCTAAAACATTCTATGAGAGAATCAACCGATGCACTTAATCTTTTGAAAAAGGTACAGGTTTCTCCTAATGCAGAGAAAGTCTTGCTTAATAAGGCTGGATATCGTACACGCTTTGCATAAAAGGCGCTGATGAGCTAGTGAAAATCTAGCGAAATGAGGGGATTACTTAATTGTCCCCTCATCCGCCTATAACCCTATCTTAAAGAAAGGGTAGCTATACTAGGGCGTCTTTTAAGCAAAGGAGGTAAAAAATTGCCCGATACTACAAATGAAAATAGTTTTAATATCACTGTATCACCAAACTCTACTTCTATATATAGCGAAATGCTTGAAGTAGATGCGACAATGGATTCTTTTTGGCCTCCAGAGGAAGTCGAAGAAGAAACATTTGTTCCTGAGCAGCCTGAATTGCCTATATTTTGGGGCAATAGTAATACTCCTGTTGCTCAAAATACACCAAGAGTTGAAAGAGGTATTTGGGTTGTAGAAAACCCTGGTGGCAATCATTTTGCTACTGGACGAGGAATGATTTATTATTGCACAGAGAATAATATGCCATTCACTTGTCAGGCTGAAATTTTGCCTGGGACTTGGCAAATTGTATGGAACATATGATGGACGTTGGTTTGTAGTCATGGACGATACTGGTTTTAGTCCTCCAATTTATGAAACTCGACAAGTTTGGTATTCTGAGGATCATGGAGCAGAATATCGTCTTACTCGTACCGCTCGTTATGATCTTTTCGGTTCAGAAGCAGCATTCAGAATTGAATGGATTGAAGAAGTTGCAGAAGATGATGGGTATTCCGTTGAAAGAGAAGAGATTGATGTAAGAGAAGTTTTTCCAGTGTTGTCTACCAATATTGGAAGAACAATTCCTCTTATTTCAATGGAACAGGAATTCTCTGGAAATGGCGACAAAGTGGCAAAGATTTTGTTTGATGCCGGCTTTGGTTATACTCGTTATGCTGATGGCTATCATATGTCAGACGCTAGACGTGATAGTGATACTGATAGATTTTGTTATGTAGAAACCGATTCTTCATGTGGCTATGAGTTGATCTTTAATAAGATCAATCTTAGCAATAGAATTGAAGCAGAGGGAATTTCTACTGTACAAAAGATTATGCGAGAGTTGAAAGATGAAGGTTCAATTCGTCTTTCTGCTCGTTGCGGTTTTCATATTCACGTTGATGTTTCTGATTGGGGTATGAAAGAAATTGTTTCAGCCTACCATCTTTGGAATTATTTGGAAGATCCTATTTTCCGATTTGCTTCAGCTTTTTGGTCTAGCCATAGAGATGAAGAAGTTGGTGGTGGATATTCTACTCCAGTTCCAAAAGGTTATAATGGTAGAACGGCAATCGCACAAAGTCTCAACGAAAGAAGAGATGCATTAAACTTCACTCATATTTTGCGAGCGAAGAGCAATTGTCGTTGTGGAGCTTCAATTTATGAGGATTGGGCAAATTGTACTTGTAATTTGCCTCAGCCTACTTTGGAGTTTCGTGTTTTTAATGCCACAATGAATCAGCGCAAAATCAAGGCGTATCTTGCATTTTGCATTGCATTTGTGAATATAGCTAAGACAGTTGAGCATACTCCAGAGAATTTCCCTGAGATGAGATGGCGTGGAACAAATGCAAAATCTCACAATTGGGATGATTTGACAGCCGAGAGAATGCGGTATATTCTCGAAGACTTTCCGATTACTGGTGCAGAGAGAAATGACATTCTTTATTGCTTCAGGAATTCATCTCTTGAGCCTGTAACGGTAAATCTATAGTTTGAAAGGGGTTGGTTAATATTTGTGGAATCGCAGGAATCCATGTATTTAACCCGGAGAAAGCGCCACGATATTTTGTAATGGAGAACGCAATTGATTCATTGCTTTCTTCTATCAATCATCGTGGGGGCGATGCTACGGGTTTTGTAGCCATTGGAGAAAATACTATAGAATGGCAGAAAGCATCTTGTGATGCTTTTGACTTTTATAAGGAGCGGAGGAATATTCCTCATAATACTCGCTCTGTTCTTCTCCATACAAGAATGGCAACTCAGGGTAGTGCAGCATTTCCTGAGAACAATCATCCAGTTAGACGTGGAAGTGTTTATGTAGTTCATAACGGTCACGTCTGGAATGATGATAAGATCTTCAAGAAAACAAATCGTACAC